ATTCAAGCTAGTAGGTTCTACTCTGACTGAGCTGACCTATGGTGGTGGCGGTACAGCCCCTACGATTACTAACAGTAACTGGCAAATGGCTCCATTGAACAGTTGCTTGTATCTGTATCAAGCTGGTCATGATCCTTTAGTGTTTGATCCTGCCGTAAGTACTACTACTTATCGACGTATCTCTGAGAAGTCAGGCTACGTAGGTTCAGTGTCTAGTAATAACTGTGTGATTAGTGCTTATGGTCGTACATGGAGTGCTAATAACAGTTCCAACAAGAGTATCATTCAGTTCTCAGACCTCTTATCAGGACACATTCTGAGCACAGGTACTGCTGGTACATTGGATGTCTCTCAGGTATGGCCTGCTGGTGGTGATGAGATTGTAGCCTTAGCTGCTCATAACAACTTCCTGATTATCTTTGGCCGTAGACAGATTCTGATCTATGCCAATGCTAGCAATCCTAATGAACTTATACTGTCTGATGCTATTACAGGTACTGGATGCTTTGCTAGGGATTCTGTAGTAGTCACAGGTGGTGATGTCTTATTCTTGTCTGATGCTGGTGTTAAATCATTGATGCGTACCATTCAAGAGAAGTCTGCACCTATGCGAGACATCAGTGCTAATGTACGTGATGATCTGGTGTACGAGATTACCTTAGAGAATCCCAATGAGATTAAGGCTGTATATTCCGATAAGGATGCCTTCTATTTGTTGTCTCTTCCAGCACGTCAGTTAGCCTATTGCTTTGATATGCGAGCAGTGCTTCAGAACGGTGCTAATAGAACTACCACATGGGATGGTTTAGTTCCTAGTGCTATGAAGTATCTCCGTAACAAGGATTTACTGATTGGTAAGGCAGGATACATTGGTAAGTATGATGGCTATAAGGACAACACTGATAATTATCTGATGCGTTACTATACCAACTACTTTGACTTTGGTGCTCCTACGGTCATCAAGTTAATGAAGAAGGTAGGTGTTACAGTTATCGGCGGTCAGGGTTATGGTGTTACATTGAAGTTTGGATTTGATTATTCAGACATTCTTAACAGCCGACAGTTTGCCTTGGCTAATGCTGCTGTAGCTGAGTACAACATTGCTGAATATAACATTGGTGAATACGGTGGTACTGCCTTCGACAACAAGGTTATCAACATTGGCGGCTCAGGTAAGGTTATTCAATTAGGTTTTGAAACTGTTGTGTTTGAGAAACCTGTATCCATTCAAAAGCTAGACGTTTACGTAAAGACAGGAAAGACTCGCTAATATGGCTAATTATACCAAGACAACTAACTTTGCTGTCAAAGATGGCTTAGTTACAGGTAATCCTAACAAGATTATCAAGGGTACTGAGATTGATACTGAGTATAACAACATTGCTTCAGCTATCAGTTCTAAGGCAGATGCTAACAATGGTGCTTTGACAGGAACTACAACAGCAGTTAACCTGACTGTATCTGGTACGTTTACCGCTACAGTCAACGGAGGTACATACTAATGGACTTGACACAATTAATTAACCCTGCACTGCGAGCAGCAGGTACAATCTTCGCTGCTAATCAAGCCGCTGGTAATGCTACTACATCCGCTAACCAAGCTGCTCAGATGGCTCAGTTCCGTCCCGTAGGTGTCACTACTCGCTTTGGTCGTTCAGGCTTTAACTATGGCCCTCAAGGTGAGTTAGTAGGCGCTGGCTATCAAGTAGCTCCTGACATTGCTGCAATGCGTGAAGGCTTGTTGGGTATGGCAGGTACAGGCCTGTCACAAGCTCAGACAGCACAAGCTATGCAGCCGGGGATTACTGCTGCGGGTCAAGGTCTGTTTAACTTAGGTCAACAGTATGTTGCTCAGACACCTCAAGAAGCTGCTCAGCAGTTCATGACTCAGCAACAAGCTCTGTTAGCTCCCGGTCGTGAACAGCAGTTAGCTCAGTTGACTAACCAACAACAGCAACAAGGTCGTTTAGGTCTTGCTACTGGCGCTACAACAGCAGGCTACAGTGCAGGTGCTCCGGGCTTACAAGCTTCTAACCCTCAAATGGCTGCTTTGTTCAACGCTCGTGCAATGCAGGATGCTCAGTTGGCTGCACAGGCTAACCAAGCTGCACAGCAGCAGATTCAGTTCGGTCAAGGCTTGATGACAGGTGGTATTAACCTGAACAATGCAGGCTTCGGTATGCAGTCTAATGCTCTGGCTCCATTCACTAACCTGTTGCAGGGTGCTCAAAGCACTGAAAACTTAGGTATGAATGCTTTGTCTTTGGGTCAAGGTTTAGGTTCTGCAGCAGTAGCTAGTAATCAAGCAGCAGCTAACCAATATGCAGCAGGTCAAGCAACTGCTAACAATGCTCAACGTGCTGCCTTACAAAATGCTATTGCAGGTCTGACTGATCCTGTTGCTGCTTTGATTGCTGGTTTGACACGATAAGAAGGAATAACAATGGCAACATCACCTAGTTTATTTGGAGGCTCTATGTCTCCTCAAGAGATGCAAGCTCAGTTGTTAAACCAACGGGCTGCTCAGTTTGCTCAAATGACACCAGACCAGCAGTTAGGCATGATGGCTTACAAAGCTGGCTCCGGTGTCGGTACAGGCTTAGCAGGTGCATTTGGTGTCAATGTACAAGACCCAATGATTCAACGGGCTACAAGGCTCCGTGAGTTAGCAGGTCAGTATAACACTAACACTGCTGCAGGTCTGCGTCAGATGGCTGATGCTTTGCGTACACAAGACCCTGACATGGCATTGCAGTTGTCTCAACGTGCTGCTGCTATGGACTTAGAAGCTTCTAAACTTCAGACAGAACAGGCTCGTCAGGAAAGTCTACAGGCTCAAGCTGCTAAAGCTACGGCTGAAGAAGGTAGAATTCTTCGTGGTGAAGCTAAGGATGAACAGTTACGTACTGAACTTGCTGCACTTCCAATGGATGCTGACGATAAAGCTGTTGAAGCTGTTGTCCGTAAGTATGGTAAGCCTGATGACATCTTTAAGACATTAGAGCGTAGACAAACAGCAGAAGCTAATCGTACCGCTAAAGCTGAGTTAGAGCGTGAGAAGGCTGAGACTCGTGAGCGTGAGAGACAACGTGACATGGAGTTTAAGCAGCAGATGGCTGCAGCTACTCAAGCCAATAGGTCAGCATTGACAAGTGTTCAGCGTGAGATTGCTCAGACTCGCTTAGATGAATTGAGAGCCAAGCAAGCTGATAAGACAGAGAAGAAAGAAGAAGCTAAGAAAGCTGCTGTCAACCATGCTTCTAAAGTTATTGCTGATGTTCAAGCTGCTCAAGGTTTGGTGACAGGTACAACTACTGGTGTTGTTGGTAAAGGTGTAGCTTTTGTTCCCGGCACTACAGCATATGACTTACAGCAACGTCTGTTAACTCTCAAAGCTAACTTAGGTTTTGATCGTCTGCAACAAATGCGTGATGCTAGTCCTACAGGCGGTGCTCTTGGTCAGGTTGCTGTACAAGAATTGCAGGCCTTACAAGCTACTGTCGGTTCGTTAGAATTAGGACAGTCTAAGGCAGAACTTCAACAGAACTTGAATAAGATTGAGAATCATTATTCTAACTGGATTCGTGCTACACAAGGGCAACAGCCTTTGACCTTAGAACAGTTCTTACAGACTAAACAACCTCAAGCTGCTCCTGCCACTGGCGCTCCCGCTGGCGCTGCTACAGGTGGTTGGTCTATTCGCCCTAGATAAGGATATATAATGGCTACATTCATTGTGACTGCTCCTGACGGTAAGGAGTATGAGATTACAGCCCCTGAAGGAGCGACACAAGAGCAAGTATTGGCCTATGCACAGCAGAACTTCAACAAGCCTGCTGAGCAACCTCAACGTACCCTTGCACAAGAAGCAGGTCGTCAGTTAGGTCTTACAGCTAGAGCAGCCATCACAGGGGCAACAGCAGTTCCTGCTATGTTAGCAGAGCCTGTTGCAGCAGGTGTTAATTTGTTAGCTGGTCGTCAAGTAATGGCTTCTCCAACACAAGGAGTGCAGAATCTGATGACTGCTGCAGGCCTTCCACAGCCTCAAGGCACACTGGAGAGAGCAGTTCAGACAGGTGCATCAGCTATGGCAGGTGTTCCTGCTCAGGCTGCACTGTCAGGCACTTCTGCAGCATTGGCTCCTTTGCGTCAGAACTTGCTACAACAGACTGTAGCAGCAGGCGCTGGTGGTACAGCAGGTCAAGCAGCCGCAGATGTGGTTCAAGAAGCTACTGAGAACCCTCTGATGAGTGCTATCGCAGGTATTGCAGCAGGTGCTGTAGTTGGTGGTACTGCTGCTAAAGGTGCTTCTGCAGCTACCGCACAGCGTCAACCATTAGTAACCTTAGATCAGATTAAGCAACGTGCTCAGAAAGCTTATGCTACTGTTGAAGAGCAAGGTGTGGCTCTGAAGCCTAAGAGTGTCTTGGATAACTTTGATAACATTGAAGCTGCTCTGGTTAAGGATAACTTCAATCCTCAACTTGATTCCCATAAACCTGTAGCTCAGGTGCTCCAACAAGTCAGGGATATGACAGGCACTCAGAGAGTATCTTTCACTAAGCTTGAACAGATGCGCTCTGCTTTGGTAGACCTCAAGACATCTAAAGATGCTGCTACACGTAAGTATGCAGGTCAGGCTGTGTCTGAGTTTGATAATTATATCACTAAGCTCGGTGGTAAGGATGTTATCGCAGGTCAGGGCAACATTGGGACAGCAGTTAAGTCAGTTCAAGAAGCTCGTAAAGATTGGCGTAACCTCTCTCGTGCTACTGTCTTGGAAGATGCTCTGAACATTGCTGAAGCTCGTGCTCTTGATCCTAAGGCTTCCGAAGGTGAATTGATTCGTAGACAGTTAATTAATCTTGCAGCTAATAAAGACAAGATGAGGTTCTTCACTGAGCGTGAAAAGAATGCTATCAAGAGTGTAGCTTCTGGCCCTGTTGCTGATCCTTTGCTGTCCTTAGTGGCACGTTTAAACCCTGAGCGTAGCGCATTGATGCAAGCCAGTACAGTGGCAGGCTCTTTTGCTAACCCTGTAGCTGCTGCCAGTGTTGCAGGTCTAGGCTTTGGGGCAGATAAGCTTCAAGGTGCTTTACGTCAACGAGCAGTTAATAGATTGATGTCTGATATTGCTTCAGGTCAATTACCACAAGTTCCTCCTAACTTAGCATGGCGAGGAATGTTATCAGGCTTACCGACACAACCGCAGGAGTAACAATGCCGGACTTGACACACACTACGACTGAAACTGCTACAGGAATGGCTGCTAAGGCCTCTGCTCCGATCACTGTATCGTTAGCGACTGTAGCAGGTTATCAAGTATCTGAGATTCTTCTCTGGTGTACTTTAATCTATACGGTATTGATGATTGCTCATAAGTTGTACAGTATCTACAAAGATGTAACTGAACAAAAGCCATGATACGTCCTGCCATTACTTCACTATACCTATCAGCAGCCGTGTTAGTAGGGATAGCTATCGAGGAAGGATTCACTTCCAAGGCAGTTATCCCTGTCCCCGGCGATGTGCCTACCATAGGTTTCGGTACGACTAAGGGAGTTAAGAGAGGTGATGTAATTACTCCTGAGAGAGCTTTGGTAAGACTTTTAGATGATGCAAATGAGTTTTCTGAGAGTGTAAAGAGGTGCGCTAATGTCCCGATGTATCAGTATGAGTTTGATGCTTATGTGTCTCTCACTTACAATATTGGAACCGGAGCTTTCTGTAACTCTACACTGGTAAGAAAACTCAAGGCTTATGACTACGAAGGAGCTTGTAAAGAGATTCTGAGGTGGGATAAGTTTAAAGGTCAACCTCTGAAGGGGTTAACACACAGGAGACAGAGGGAATATAAACTCTGTATGGGTCATGTATAAGATCATAGCTGTCATTGTTATTTGGTTACTTTCTATAACTATTACAGGGTGGTTGTCGTATGGAGCAGGAGTAGACAAAGAAGCTACAAAGTTCAGCAAGTACAGACAACAGCAGCAAGCAATAGTGATAGAGCAAGAGGAACAACACAAGAAGCTTGTGGTACAACAGTTAAAGGACAAAGAAGATGCTATTAAAACTCTTAACCAGCGTCATGCTTCTATCGTTAACGGCCTGCGCCAGCGTACAGAAAGACCCAATCCCGTCACCAGTAAAGAAGTTAATAGTGCCCCTGTCTGCACAGGAACAGGAAGCACTGGAGAACAACTTTATCGAGAGGATGCAGAGTTTCTTATCGGGGAAGCTGCCAAAGCAGACATCCTCAGAGAAGCCCTGAAGACTTGCCGTAGACAGTTATTAGAGCAGTAAACAAAGAAGGCCACTAGAGCGATAAACTCTAGTGGCCTTTTGCGTTTATGCTACCGTTTCAGTAGCCTTAACTTTAGGAGCCTTTGGAGGCTTGCCTAAATCACTGATGTACTTGTATCTACGGGTCATACGCTTACGTGCATCATCAGCATCAAACCAGAACTCTTTACCATTCTTAAGCTCTTCCAGTTCCTTGTCGGTCAAGAAGCCTTTATAGCAGGTATCCAGCATCTTGTTAATCTGCTTAGTAGCAAAGTCTGTCTGTCCCTTTACGTTCGGAACAGTACCGATGCTACCATAGTGAGCAGTGTGACACATAAATTCAGCACTGTCAGCGATATAACACTCACTAGCCATACAAGCCAGCATACTAGCAGCACTATAGGCAGAACCAATAACTGTAGCAGTGATCTCACCACGACATCCTTTCATAGTTTCAATGATCTGCCAGATACTGTCTGTACGTCCACCTGAGCTATTGATCAAGAAGTTAATCTGATCATTCTCACTGCAGGTAACTAAGCACTCAATCACATCCCGGTAATCCTTAGGCTGTGTGATGTCATCGTCAATGAACACCAGATGTGTATTTACCTGCTGAGTAATGGTACGGATAAGTCCTGCCTCTTTCTCAGGTGGTCGGAACATAGACATAAAATCCTCCATATCATCAGCCTTACGTTTATTAATCATACACCGTCCTCATAGTTAGTCTTGGCAATAATATAGTTCTTAACCAATGAGCTACGAACAATATCATCAATGTAGAACTCGATACGTACAAACTCTTTCATACGTCCTGCAATGTCAAAGAACTTTAAGATACCACTCTTGTCATCCTTCTTCTTCAGGTCAGTCTGCCTGTAGTCACCACAGAAGAT